CCAGATAAATCTATTGATATGATCTGCGCAGATTTGCCATACGGAATAACTCATAATAAATGGGATGCTGCTATTCCACTGGCTGAGCTTTGGAAAGGAATTGACAGAATCATCAAAGACACAGGCGCTATTATATTGTTTGCGAGTGGAATGTTTACTGCTGATTTGATGCAAAGCAATAGAAAAAATTGGAGATACAATCTAGTGTGGGAAAAGAATCAGCCGACTGGTTTTTTAAATGCAAACCGAATGCCACTCAGATCACACGAGGATATTTGTGTTTTTTATAAAAAAATTCCTACATACAATCCGCAAAAGTCTACTGGTAATCCCAGAAAGGTAAGTAAAGCAAACCATAAATTGAACTGTAAGGAAACAACAAATTATCAAAAATACAGTTTAACAACTTACGATAGCACAGAGAGGTATCCAAGATCTGTATTAAGGTTTCCAAAAGATGTCCAGAAATCAGCTGTACATCCTACACAGAAGCCAGTTGCGCTTATAGAATACTTGATTAAGACATATAGTAACCCAAACGACACAGTACTTGATATCTGTGCTGGAAGCATGACAGCAGCAATAGCAGCTGTGAATACTGGTCGCCATTACATTTGTTTTGAAAAAGATCCCGATATTTTTTTAAATGGCGTAAAAAGATTTAACGAATCAACCAATGGAGGATATGGACAATGAAATTAAAAAGACTAATTGTTACCCTTACAGCCGCAGTGATGCTTTCTGGCGCAGCCATTGGCTGTACAGAAGCTGATCAGGTAAGTTCTAATATCTCTAAGCAGGCAGACAACTTCAACGTGACTAGGAAGCTTACTGTTCTGAACGCAAGAACCGACACAGTTCTTCTGGAGCTGACTGGAACATTTGCATTAAAGAACAATTCATCAAATGAACTCGAAGTCATTATTGAGACTGCCGAAGGCAAATATCAGAAAGATTATGTGTATTTGAATGACTACACCATGTACGTGGTCGAGGATATCTCTGGTTCAGAGGTAGACAAATACCGTTATGAGATCAATTTCTTGCCTGAATGGGGACTCAAGGCAACTCATCATGAGTAAACTTTACGTTTACATAGTAAATATATGTAATACATTCGATTTTAAAGGATCATAACAAGAGTTTGGAAATGAATTTTGCCGTGCTAAAGTGCGGAAAACTTAGAAAACTGTCGCCAAACACTTAGGAAAGGAAAAAAATCTTTTATGACATACGAAGACGCCTTAAAAGCTTCAAAAAATGGTCTAAATGTAATGATATGGACAGGAGAGGAGTATCTGCGCCTAGAAGAAGCAAAAGAATTTCTGAATTGTTCTTCTCATGTAATTCGAAGTAGTGAAGAATACAAAGGATACAAAAAGTTTTGCGAAGCCATTCAAAGCGATAAATGGAGTACTTATACAGAAATAGATCTTAGATGGGAACTTAGAAATTATCGAAAGCGTTTTGAACGCCTGAGTCGCATACAAGATGATTTTTTAAAAGAACTACTCGGCAGCAATTATACAGCCCGGTATTCCAGTGAGCAAATGATCGTTGCCGATGCATTCAACACTCTTTATAGCCTAAAACGCAACCAAAAAATATTTATGTTTACAACTATTGTATTCTTAGCAACAACAATTATAGCCTTAATAGTTTAAAGGAGGAGTACGCATGAGATTTTCAGAAGCATTTGGATTGATGAAACAGGGTGCACTGATAAAGCTTCCGTCATGGGCAGGCTATTGGTACTGGTCCAAAGAAAAGCAGACCATCATCATCCACACAAAAGATGGTGAGGAGTTTGACATTAGAAAAACAGCTAATCCAGATTATACTTTTTCGAACATTGCATCCGATAATTGGATTGTTTGGCATTTGAACAGTGAGAGCCTTAACAGCAGAGCTAAGAAGGCTATGCTTTCACAGCCAATGGCTGGCAAAACTGACGAGGAAATTGTTGCAACAAGAGAGAAGGCAATCAAGGTTTTGAAGGAAAAGGGCTACGAAATTGTAAATACCCTTTTTACAGACGAGTGGTATAACAGTGAGAAAATGAGAGAAAGAGGAGTGGTGCAGATTCCACTTTGTTTCCTTGCAACATCATTAACAAATATGAGCTTATGCCATGCTGCATATTTCTGTAAAGGATGGGAAAATGCTCGTGGATGCCGTATCGAACATGATGCAGCAGTTGAGTATGGGCTAGATATCATCTACGAGGAGGATTAATAATGGTTAGAGTAGGTAGTGCGCGTATTGATGAGAACGGAAAATTGAAGGGCGGACAGCCTGGCGACCAGACAGGACATGAAGTAGCGATTGAGCCATGGTATCTGCACGATAAGGGTTGGGTTATAATCCGCGCGAAGGATGCAAATATCCGTGAGCGTATCGCAATCTGCATGGAAGCAGCGTGTGCCAACAATTTGATTGGTTACAATCAGGACGGATCATGGGAGCTGTACGATAAATCAAAACAGTATGGATGGGATTGCTCGAAGGTAAATGTTACTGCAAATACGGATTGCAGCAGCCTTGTTCGTACATGTGTTGCATTTGCAGCACAGATGGAGATTGAGTGGTTTTCAACTCTAATAGAAGCTAAAATTTTGAACAAAACAAAACTGTTTAATATCTTGGCAGATGCAAAGTATACCAATTCCTCAGATTACCTATTGAGAGGAGATATTCTTTGTACCTGCACACAAGGTCACACAGTAGTTGTCCTTGACAATGGCGCAAAGGCTGGACAATCTGGTAGCCAACCATCTCAAAACAGCACAGAAGGCAATACAAGCCTTTGTGGCAAGGGTATTGGAACAGCAGTTGCGCTCACACCCATGAACATCCGCACAGGGGCAGATACATCTGCAAAGAAGCTTGATACAATCAAGACTTCTGTAGCTGTAGAGGTCCTTGAAATCACCGCTTCTGGTTGGTATAAGATTGTATGGCCGGGAGAGGCTTGCGGATATGCCTTTACAAAGGCAGGAAGCGGCTATTACAGCTATTCTCCAAATGCCAACGCACAAGTTATAAACTTAGGCGATAAAGTCCAATTTACGGGCAATAAACAGTATATGTCGGCATGGTCCGACAGGCCAATCACTGCAGTTCCAGAGGTTGCAACTGTAACAGGTATTTGTGAGAGTGGCAAGCATCAGTATCACATCATAGGCGATAACGTCTATGGTTGGGTAAACCGAGAAGATATAGTGAGAAAATAATTAAAACGGCATAATCAAAATGGTGATTATGTAACAGCCAAAATGGAGGCTCTTCTTTAAATGTTAAGAAAGGAGGAGCCTCTTTTTTGTTAGAGTTAAGACAGCACAAAGAACGTGTGGAAAACATACAGCGTCAGATCATCATGCAACCTACATACAGTCAACTCAACACCTTATGTGGCGGAGCAAGACTGATCCTGCTTGATGCCAACGAGTTTATACCAAATCGCGATTTTAAGAACCTTGATGCATATAGAGGGTATGGCGACCATGTAAATAGCTATGTCAGGTGGTACTGCAATCGTAACAGAAAAGTAGAGGGTGACGAGTGGGACAAACTGTATTGGCAGACCTATCTGAATGGTGCACGAGCAAGAATATTCAATGATTATTTACTATTCTTAGAGCACAAGCGCGAACCTCGAAAGATGTTCTACAAGCCAAAGATTAAGCAGTTCGAGAAGTTCCAACTTATAGAGTCTTATCAAGGTATGCTTGATGATAAGTACGACATTCTGTGTATATCCATGCCGCCTGGTACGGGCAAGGCACAGCCATTATATTCAAAGGTACTTACTCCGAACGGTTTTGTTCGGATGGGCGATTTAAAGGTTGGCGACAAAGTATTTGCTGCGAATGGCAATGAATCAACCGTAACTGGAATCTTTCCCCAAGGTTTACGTAAAATTTATGAAATAACGCTTGAAAACGGTTATAAATGTAGAGCATCTGATAATCATTTATGGTTATCAGTTTACGAAACTTCACTTGGAGTTTTTGAATGTCAAAAAGTTGTAGAGACTTCAAGAATGCTTTACAAACCAACTCACTTTTACATACCTTGCATTTCTGGTGAAAACTTCAACCATTTTGAATACTGTAGAATAAAATCAATTAAATATGTCGGGCTTGATGAATGCCAGTGTATATATATTGATGATCCGTCACATTTATATGTCACTGACGATTATATTGTTACGCATAACACAACCCTACTCAAGTTCTTCCATTCAGCCGTAATTGGTTGGTTTCCAGACGATTACAGCCTGTTCTATTCGCACTCAGGCGATATTACGCGAATGTATTACGATGGTGTCTATCAAATGGTTGATGATGCACTTGAATACGCTTGGCACGATATCTTCCCAGACTTGAAAATTACATCTACAAATGCATTGATGCAACAATTCAATGTTGGAAAATATAAGCCATTTCCATCTTTGCAAACAACATCTGTAGGTGCGAAGAGTGCCGGAAAAGTTCGCGCAAGCAAATTTTTACTTACCGATGATATGATAGGTAGCCTAGAAGAAGCCTTGAACAAGAACTACCTCGACAAGATGTGGGGAGCTTATACTGTAGATGCATTGCAGCGAAAAACAGTTGATAGCAATAATAATCCTTGCAAAGAGATCATGCAAGCAACACGTTGGTCAACTCAAGATGTTATTGGAAGGCTGATAGATATATACGATGGAA